GCCCTGCAGCCTCAGTAGTAATCTCTTGTGCTTTTTGTACACCTACACGTTTGCGCCAGTTTTGTAATGCTTGTTTGCTTTCTTCTGACTTAGTAGCGTCCAAAATAGTTGTTACACTAGGAACTTTGTATCCATCGGGAGTAACGTATTTACGTGATCCATCGATAGTTTCTCGTTTTAATTGTACATAATTGTACTTATTTGTCAAGGCCATATTTATATTCTAATCCCATTTCTTTTCTATACCATTGATTAGTTGACTCAAAATGTCTTTTATACTCTGTAGGATAATCTTTTAATGACAAAAAGTTACCCTGTATAGCTTTTATTTCCCCGTAAATACTAACTAATTGCTCATAGATAAAATCTGCTAATACAACTTGTGCTTGCTTTCCGTGATGTGCCTTATCTAACGCTTTTGGATAGCATGAAGTTATTTCTGAAAAATCTTTTAATCTGCAAACATCGGTATCTACTCGTGATCTTAATCCAATATAATTTTGATTAATATAATCCCTGGTATTTGAACTTTTATCTGGAAAATAATCTGACGTAAGATAAGGTATGCTATGTGATTTAAAAAGGTTTATAATAGAGTCCCAATATATTAACTTGCGAACTTCACTCTTCAATATCCCCACATCATCTAGTTGTTCAAATATAGGTTTAGCTACCAAGGTCGTTTCTTCGGTGTCTAAAAAAGAAATAGTATGATAATCTTGTATTTTTTCTTTTGCAAAATTAATTAGATATTCTTCTCGTCTAGTATTTTGTGACATTGCAACAATGAATAAGGGCTTGCTATTCGTAGTTAGATTTTTATAAAAATATTCAAATGTTCTACGGTGTATACCGTCATTACCTGATCCAGGTATGGCAAGATTGACAATAGGTACGCCTAACTTATCTGCAACTAGTTTAGGCCAACCTTCATTGGGCGGATCGTATAATGCTTGGCAATACGTAAAACTACAGCCCACTGTTACTAAATGTGTAATTTCTGTCGTCATTGAACTCTAAAACTTTCCCCACACCCACAACGATCTCGTTCATTGGGATTGTTAAACTCAAAGCCTTCATTGAGGCCCTTTCTAACATAATCTATTTCCATACCTTCAACATAAACTAAGTCTCTACCATTAATATAGACATTAGCACCGTGATTTTCATATTTGAACCAATCACGTGTAATTGGTTCTTGATCCATATATTCTAATACATAGGCCATTCCACTGCAACCTGTAGTTTTGACACCAATATGAATACCCACGCCTTTACCACGCTTTGCTAACTGTTGTTTGATTTTTTTGGCTGCAGATTCTGTTATTGTAAGCATGAAGATATTTATTTTATCCTAACATGCAGTATATAACAATTGTTTGCGAAAGTCTAGTATTATGGATTATTTGTTTAGCGCATTTTGCGCCATTTGAGCAACGACTTTCTTTTGGTCGTCAGCTTGAGCAGGTTCAGCGTTTGGTGATTCAGGCTGACCTTTGAATGTGATTTTATCACCTTGTATGTTAGTGATAACTGATTTTAGTGGGGGAACCTTAATCATGTTGTACAAGTCATTCTTGTCAAGGATAAGGTTATATTTTTGGAAATAGTTCAATAGGTCATCTACGGAAAAATCAGGGGGAATTTCTCCCTGATCTAATCCTTGTTGTAGTTGTCGTGTTAGTGCTACAAGTTTTGTAACAGTAGCACTATCCTGATCGAACTCAAATAATCGCATGATTATCTTTTTAGTCTACCGATACTTCCGGCTGGTTCTTCTTCTTCGGGTTCTGGTGGAGTTTCTGCGGTTAAGCCTGGCTCTTCATCTGGCATTTCCATACCAAGATCAGCGCCATCTTCTTCACCTGCTGTTGGCATAGGTTCGCCAATTTCACCACCGAAGTCTGCACCGCCTTGACCAGTAATGCTATTCAATGCACTCTTTAAGCCTTGTTCGCTTTGCGTCAATGCAGCCTGCAATGAAGTCAATGCTTCATTTGCTTGACCAGTGAATTGTTCACTTTCGTTAACTCCAATTTCACTTTGGATGCTGTCAGACAATGCTGGTAGTTCTTTAACTAGCATATCGCTAACTTGTTCAATCATTTTACGCACTGAATCAACTAAGTCTTGTGCAGCCAAAACAACTTGTGATTTTTCTACTTCTTCGTTTTCAAATACGATACGAGGACTAGGTCTACGCAATAGTTGTGCAAAATGACTTGACAATGCTTGTTCCATGAATACTAATTTCATGTATGCAGGACTGTGTTGGTTACTTGCTTGTCTTGATTCTTTGATAAGACCGTGAACTCTGTTTAACATAGTTTGGGTCTTGATCTTGTCCAAGTTTGAAACATCGAAATTAAATTCGAAATTTTGTTTCAATGCAGTAGACGCATAATTTTTTGTTTCTAGGTCGTTTAGTCTCATGGTTGTTATTCCGTGTTGATTATATATTTATCACAATTTCTTAAAACTCGGGGTTTTGTCAAACTTACGATTTTGAATATATCTTGATTTATTTATGAAGGTTTGTAACTCTTCCGTAAGTAATCGTTTTTTTCGTGAATCTTCTTCCCATTTAATGGTATAAATTAGTTTGGACTCAGCATTTTTTGCTTTTTTTGCTAGTTTTTTATGTATTTGAATGTTCAAATCATTACTAGATAATTTTAAATCTAATTCTAATACTTTGCCGGCTTCTCTGTAATATCGGTCATTGTCTAATGTACACCAAACCACTGCATTTTTTATAGAAAAGAATTCATATTGTTGGTCATAAGGTTTAATAAAAGTCACCAAAAAGCCACTTTGAGTTTTAGTGATTTTATATTTGCTAAACAATTCATATGAACCGTCATCTACTGGAATAACTATAACATCTTTTAAGTCATCAGGTATAAGTTGTTTATTAATAAACTGATCTATCTTTAATTTCTTTACATTCTTCATAGTACCTCAAAATGAATGTTTTTAAGTTCCGGTGTTATGTCTAAAAATGCAGGAGTTACATCATATTGACCTTTGCATTTAATCATCGGTACACCTTCACAGTCTGTGTATAATGCCCCTAGGGGAATTATTCCGTTCTCAAATACGCTTGGATGTTGAATTTCAAATTCAAACTTCCAAACTGAGTATTTCTTATCTTCTTCTTGTTCATAAAAGAAACCAAATTGATCAAATTCATCAAAACGTATTTCTGTTTTATAAGGTACTTTAACTACTTCAGGTTGACTACGTAGTGATATTACTTGTAGTATGGTGTCATAGTTACATTGTGTATTTCTATCATGTATCCATGATTCTACGTTGTCGCCCACAGGCTTAGACCTGTTCATTACTCCTGTTTGAGTAATATCAAAAAGCGTATAACAACATATGCGGTACATAATGTTATTTAGAGCCATAAAAAAACCCGAGAATTTAATCTCGGGTTAGTTTTTAGTTACAAACTAAAATTAAGCGCCGTAAACTGTAGTGAACGTAGCTGCGTTTGTACCAGTTGTTGTGTTAGCAACTGAAGCTGAAGTCAAAGCTGCATTAACAGCAGCAACAACGTTGGCACCAGCTGAACCGTCTACTGACCAAGCACCTGTTGGATATGTTGCGAATGCAAATGTATCTGAAGTTGTGTTTGTATATTCGTAGATATAGATTGTTGCCAATTGTTGAACTGTTTCAATGATAACGTTAGCTTGTGTAGCACTGAAGTGTGTACCTGAAGCGGCCGTAATTGTCATGAAGTCTAGTTTTGGACCTTGTGGTTGAACAACGTAACCAGAATCGATTGCGTTAACACCTGGGTTTGTGTAACCAGGGTAGTCTAAGTTGAATACTGGATAGAAGTCACCGTTCGTGCGTGTAAATTGTGCCATTTTTGAAAATTCCTTAATGTTTGTTGAAGCCTACTGCTTCATACATTTATTTATGCCTGGCACAAAAAAATGATGGTTTTGGATTATCTTCCGGCTAGATTTTGACGACTAAAGCCCATTCTATCTACGAACTTAAGACCGTTTGCAACGAAACCTTCTTGAGTTTCAGTACCGTCTTGTAAGAATCCTTTAACAGGGCTAGACTTTGCTGCATGGTCTAATTGTTTCACTACATCCATTTTTAGATTATAGATAGCAACCCAAATCTTAAATGCACCCATGACACCTTGTTTGTTAACCTTAAGGTGTTCCATGATCTTTTCTTTCATCTTATCTGTCATGGGTCTTGATTCTACATATTCTATAAAACCATTGTATAGATTACTTAAGTTACCTGATACAATACGTTTGTTAATATACGTAGTAAATAGTTGGTTGAATGTATTACGTGCTTGTGGGGCAGTATTCATTAAGTCTTTTACTGCGGCACCATATGTGTTTAGTTCTTTGATGGCAGTGTTCTTTAATTTGTCATTGATTCCCAAGTTAGGCGTGATTGGCATTTTACTTGGAATAATAGCAACATTACTATTGTTCTTTAAGTTACCAATGCTACCGTCAAGACTTGATGCTTCATCAGTAGTAATTGCATTTGCAGGAATAAATTGGTGAACTGCAATTCCTGCATCTTTTCCAGCAATTAATTTTCCAACTTCACTGTTTGCATTTACCGCATAAGCAATACCATTTGGATTTGCTTTGAATCTATAAACGCCCTTGTCATCTTTCAATGGCTTGCTGAATAACAAATCACCCCAGTAATAACCATTGCCACCGCGATCTGCTTGTTCTAATCCAGGCCAAATAGTAGAAATTAATCCATATAAATCGCCGCGGTTAACCCCTCTGGCTGCATCATATTGTACAAACTCTTCTGGACTGAATACTTGGCGGCCCGAACCGTCTTTCTTGTTGAACATATGTTTGTCCATGATACTAAATTTACCATTGGGGCCACGACCAAAAATCAATGCAGGATAACCATCCCACTTAATAGTAATTGCGTTTGGATTACTTACAGTTCTTTCAATGGCATCAATTGCTTGTCTAGCACCTTCTTCATCATTCAAGAATACTAAATCCTCAGGATGGTCTAAGTGGCCTTTAGCCTCTTTAATAACTACACGGTCAATATTGTCTAATTGACTTTTTAGTTTCGCCAATGATTCTGATAAGTTCATACTGCTCTGCGAATCTTACGTTTTGATTCAGCTACCTTAAGATTTGGAGTTTTAGCTTGTGGTTCTGCCTGCGGATTATTTGTTGCCTGATTGCCGGCCGCTACCTTAGGAGGTTCTGCATTGGGTGCTTTTGCTACTTGCAACGATTTAACTAATTGATTATATGCTTCAACATCAAGTTGTGACAACTGTTTTAGTTGTTTTTTAATTTCAGATGCTAATTGAAAACTATTTGACTGACCACCTGCTTGTGCTCCTGCTTGTGCTCCTGCTTGTGCACCTGTTTGAGTGGTAGACTGTGATTGAGCAGTGGGTTGTGCCTGCGTAGTTTGTTGACCTTGTTGTGTGCCAGGGGCTTGTGATTGAGATTGACCTTTGGCTGCATTTCCACCTGCTTGTTGTACCGCATAAGCAATACCAGCTAGGGTGTTCAATGCGGCTTGTGCAGACTTACCTACTTTGTTTCCGTCTTGCGCAATAGCTTTATCGAGTTGATTAATTGCATTGTTTACATCTTGTTCTTCATCTCCGTAACCAACATTGCCCATGAAGTTTTTAAACCATTCTTGCATATATTGACCAACTGTTTTACCCTCAGTGATCATACTTTCAAAAATATTGTTTAATTTCAAATACTTAGTTTCAGCAATATAATAAGTTTTTCCTTCTTTGAGAACACCTAGTCCTAATTGTTTCCATGTAATACCAACAGACTCAAGTAGTTTATTGATAAAATAGATTCTCCAGGCTTCGCTCATAGTCTGTCCTGCTTTTATACGATTAATAGCACTATTTGCAAAGTTAGGATCAGGATTACCCTTCTTGATAATCTGTTGAACTGTTGCTACACCATTTTCCCACTCAGGATATCCCTTACGATCTGCCATGTAGTTGACTAATTCTTTAGTCAAGGCCATTTTTTGATTCTTATCTTGTGTAGCATTAATTGCTTTAGCCGCACCCTGAATATATGAGTTCATATTCTGAGTAGTTTGAACTTGTTGATTATACTTGCCAACAGCCTTACTTGTATCTGGTTTAGCTTTAACTGCTGTTGGTTGAGGCGCAGTTGCCGGTGCCCCTGGTTGATTTGGTTCAGGAGTTACAGTACTAGGGTTAACTTGAGTTGCTCCGGCACCTGATGCGCCACCGGGAGT